CACGCAGTAACAGGGTTTGGACACGATGAGAGCTGTCCACTTATGGAGTCAAAACAAAACCATGTATTAAATAAACAGGAGTGTATGCAGGCATTAAGAAAATATATTAAGTAGTCAATAAGTTATATTGACGCATTGTATTATAGCAACACTGTTGCATAAAAGACACACTGTTGCACAATAGACACACTGTTGCATAAAAGACACACACGCGTGGTAAGTGCATGTGGGCGGGACCCACCCGTTTTTATATATAGTAGAGGTACCAGAACGATTCCAAAATCCGAATGTTTCTATAACATTAATCGGTATAATAAAAAAAGGGATCCTAGAGTTTACCCTTTATTGCTTGATTTATATAAACAATGGCACTAAATACTTTTTAGGTACCATAATTAAACATTATGCTTGATATAGAAAAAATTAATAAAATAACGGATCCGAAAGTAAGAAGACAATTAAAAATAGATATCCTCAATTCTATAAAAAAGAAAAAGGAGTCTCTATTGCGATCTGATTTTTTGAGTTTTGTAAAATATATTTGGCCAGATTTTATTGAAGGGTACCATCACAAAAAGATATCGGATGCATTTAATAAATTACAAACTGGAGAATTAAAGAGACTCATTATCAACATGCCACCTAGGCATACTAAATCTGAATTTGCATCTTATTTCTTACCGGCCTGGATGATTGGAAACAATCCTAAATTAAAAATTATTCAAGCAACCCACACAGCTGAACTTGCAGTACGATTTGGTAGGAAAGCAAAGACATTAATTGACTCTACAGAATATCAAGATTTATTTAAAACAAGATTAAAAGAAGACTCTAAAGCTGCAGGACGTTGGGAAACAGATCAAGGAGGAGAATACTTTGCAGTCGGTGTCCAAGGTGCGGTGACCGGGAGGGGTGCTGATCTACTCATCATTGACGATCCTCATTCCGAGCAAGATGTTAATTCACCCAATGCTTTTGATAAAGCATATGAATGGTATACTTCAGGACCACGTCAACGTTTACAACCAGGGGGTCGAATCGTATTAGTTATGACCAGGTGGTCCACCAAAGATTTAACTGCACAATTAATTAATGCATCCGCAAAAGAAGATAAGGCAGATAAATGGGAAGTGATAGAATTCCCTGCAATCATGCCAAGTGGTAATCCAGTGTGGCCAGAATATTGGAGCCTTGAAGATTTACTTGCGGTGAAAGCTTCTGCTGGAATTGCAAAATGGAATGCTCAGTATATGCAAGATCCTACGGCAGAAGAAGGATCGTTATTAAAAAGAGAATGGTGGAAAAATTGGGAAGAAGATTACATACCACCTTTGCAGCATGTCATTCAAAGTTATGATACGGCATTCATGAAAAAAGAAACAGCGGACTATTCTGCTATTACTACCTGGGGTATTTTTTATCCTAATCAAGATTCAGCAGCCAATATTATTTTATTAGACTGTTTAAAAGAAAGATTAGAATTCCCTGATCTTAGAAGAGTAGCATTAGAGCAGTATAATTATTGGAAACCTGAAACCGTATTGATTGAGTCCAAAGCATCTGGACTTCCGCTTACTTATGAACTCAGACAAATGGGGATACCCGTTGTCAATTTTTCCCCTTCCAAAGGCAACGATAAACACACCCGTGTGAATGCGGTAGCCCCTTTGTTTGAGTCAGGAATGGTATGGGCTCCTAAAGACAAACAGTTTGCACAAGAAGTAATTGAAGAATGTGCAGCTTTTCCTTATGGAGATCATGATGATTTAGTAGACTCCACCACTCAAGCCTTAATGCGATTTAGACAAGGTGGATTGATATCTCACCCAGAAGACTATATAGAAGAACCTTTATATAAGAAAAAAAAGAGTTATTATTGGTAATGAAAAAACTTACAACTACTGTGCCTCCTTTGCGAGGACCTAATCCACAAGGCTTGAATGTTCCCTTAAAACAAGTTAAGGTGGTAAAATTACCAAAAAAATCAGGAGACAAAAAATGGCAGAAATAGACAAGGCACTTCCTAATGAAGTTAGAAAAACTATTGAATTAGAATCTCCAGAACAGTTAACAGAAGAAGTTATACAAACACAAGAAGAAATTCCTAATCCGCAAGATACGGAAATTACACCATTAGAAGACGGTGGCGTAGAAATTAACTTTGACCCAGGAGCCTTTAGCCAGGAACAAAGCCAAAATCATTTTGATAACTTGGCTGAATTACTACCTGAGGAAACACTAATGCCCCTTGGATCAGAGCTCTATCAAAATTATCAAGATTATAGATCTTCTAGAAAAGATTGGGAGAAAGCGTATGTACAAGGATTAGATTTATTAGGATTTAAATATGAACAAAAGACAGAACCCTTTCAAGGTGCATCGGGTGCAACTCATCCTGTCCTAGCAGAATCCATCACACAATTTCAAGCTTTGGCTTATAAAGAATTATTACCGGCAGGAGGACCTGTACGAACTCAGATTATTGGAGCAGTGACACCGGAAAAAGAACAACAAGCAGAACGTGTCAAAGAATTTATGAATTATCAATTGATGGATCAGATGAAAGAATATGAATCTGAATTTGATCAAATGTTATTTTATTTACCTTTGTCTGGATCCGCATTTAAAAAAGTATATTACGATTCTTTATTAGATAGAGCTGTTTCTAAATTTGTACCCGCTGATGATTTAATTGTTCCTTACTCCGCAACTTCTTTAGAAGATGCAGAGGCCGTGATGCATGTACTAAAAATGTCGGGCAATGATTTACGTAAACAACAAGTCGCAGGATTTTATAGAGACATAGAATTAACACCAGGGTATGACAATATGACAGACCTGGAGAAAAAAGAATTAGAACTAGAAGGTATTTCACAAACAGGAAGAGAAGAAGATGTCTTTACTTTGATTGAATGTCATGTCAATTTAGATCTTGAGGGATTTGAAGATCGAAGACCCAACGGGGACATCACTGGAATTAAACTTCCTTATATTGTAACGATCGAAGAAAGCTCCCGTGAAATTTTATCCATTCGTAGGAACTATGAAATAGCAGATCCTAAGAAAAAGAAAATTAGCTATTTTGTTCATTTCAAATTTTTACCAGGACTAGGATTTTATGGTTTTGGTTTAATTCACATGATCGGTGGTTTGTCTCGTACGGCAACTGCTGCATTACGATCTCTCTTAGATGCTGGAACGTTATCTAATTTACCAGCTGGATTTAAGATGAGAGGAATACGAATTAGAGATGATGCGCAATCTATTCAACCAGGAGAATTTAGAGATGTAGATGCTCCCGGTGGAAATTTACGAGATGCGTTTATGCCTTTGCCTTTCAAAGAGCCAAGTCAAACTCTTTTACAACTTATGGGGGTCGTAGTACAAGCTGGTCAGCGCTTTGCATCTATAGCTGACATGCAAGTAGGAGAGGGTAATCAGCAAGCGGCAGTGGGTACGACCGTGGCATTGCTGGAACGTGGATCAAGGACCATGAGTGCTATCCATAAACGATTGTATGCATCTTTGAAAAATGAATTCAAATTATTAGCAAGAGTATTTAAATTATATCTACCGAATGAATATCCTTATGATGTAGTAGGTGGACAAAAAATGATTAAGCAGACAGACTTTGATGATAAAGTAGATATTATTCCCGTTGCTGATCCTAATATCTTTTCTCAAACGCAACGAATTAGTTTGGCTCAAACCGAATTACAATTAGCACAATCCAATCCTCAAATTCATAATATCTATAAAGCTTATAGAAATATGTATGAAGCATTAGGTGTAAGAGATGTAGATTCTATTTTGAAACCAGAACCTAAACCCATGCCCATGGATCCAGCCGTAGAACATATTCAAGCATTAGCGGCAGCACCGTTCCAAGCATTCAAAGGACAAGATCATAGAGCTCACATTACCGCTCACTTAAATTTTATGGGTACCAACTTAGCTCAAAATAACCCGATCATCACAGGAGCCTTAAGTAAAAATATATTTGAACACATTTCCTTGATGGCTTTAGAACAAGTGGAGATAGAGTTCATGCGAGAAATTCAGATGGTACAACAAATGTCACAAAATCCTCAAGCTATGCAAAATCCTGCTATGCAAGTACAGATACAAGCAATTACTTCTAAAGTAGAATCTAGAAAAGCAGAACTAATTGCTGACATGATGGAAGACTATATGAAGGAAGAGAAGAAAATCATGGGTGATTTTGGAAATGATCCAATTGCTAAGTTAAGAGCAAGAGAGTTAGACTTACAAGCACAAGAAAATGCTCGTAAGAAAAAAACAGATGAGGAAAGAATCAACTTAGACAAGATGAAGGCTATGATGAATCAAATGAATCAACAAGAAAAACTAGAACAGAACGAAGATTTAGCCGAATTAAGGGCGGCAACATCCCTTACAAAAACAGAATTAACCAACAGAGCTAAAAAGGAGATGATTTAATATGAAAAAAATGGGTAAAGGCCAAAAAAAGGTCGGTAAAGTGATGAGAGAATTTAAAGCAGGCAAGCTTCACAGTGGAAAATCAGGAAAAATTGTGAAAAATCCAAAACAAGCTATTGCAATTGCTTTATCAGAAGCTAAAATGAGCAAAAAGAGGAAAAAAAATGGTAAAAAATAATAAAAAGATGGTTAAAAGTACTACAGAAGTAGGAACTCCTATGGGTGGAAAGACTATTCCTGTGATTAAAGCTGGTTCTAAAGAAACAGTGACAGTCAAAGGTACTAAAACTATGAAAAAACAAAAAGCTACTTGGTACTAATTCATGTTTCCATGGAGTTTAATTGGCTCTGGAGTCAAGGCCGCAGTAGAAATATATTCTAATAAGAAAAAATCTGAAATTGCAATGTCAGAAGCAGCATTGTTGCATGCGGAGAAAATGAAACGCGGTGAAATTGAATATACCGGTAAAGTTTTTGAAGCACAGAAAAACGATTGGAAGGACGAATTCATTTTATTGACGTTATCCAGTCCTCTATTTTTATTAGCGTATTCTGTTTTTGCAGAAGACGAAGATATTTCTAAAAAATTAGATTTATATTTTGAAAAATTACAAACGATGCCGTGGTGGATAACGGGACTTTGGATTTCTGTAGTAGCTGCCGTGTATGGAATCAAAGCAACCGATATTATTAATACAAAAAAAGGAAAATAACATGAGCTCTAAAAGAAAAGAATTTATAGAACTAGCTAAAGAAGGTGGAAACAGGAAAGACTTTGTTAAACTTGCTAATAAATTAGGACTAACCGATAAAACAGAACCAGCACCAAAACAAAAAGGAAATACGACGACCGAAGCTTTTAAAAAAGCATCTCAAATGAAATTATCCGGAAAAGAAAAAACAAACATGTTTAAAAGATTATATGGATTAACTAAAAGAGGTGCGGGTACTAAATTAGTCAAAGGAACAGGAGAACAAGATATTCAAGGGGATC